GCTGAAGAAGCTGGCGACGACTTAACTGGTGATTTAGAAGCTGATCACGATGAGTTTGGCGGTAGCGACGAAACTGCCACCAAAGACGACATTATGAATTTAGAAGACAAACTGGACCAGTTGATGGCCGAGTTTGAAGCTGCCATGGGCGGTGACGAAATGGGCATGGGCGGCGGCGACGGGTTTGGTCCTGAAGAAGGTGGCGATGCTATCGAAATGGACGACACCGGCGAAATGGAACCAGGCATGATGGAAGCCATCAGCTTGAAAGCAGCCCCAAAGCCAGTGACCACCGAACAAGGTAATGGCAAAGCAGGTCCTGTGGCATTTAACTCAGGTGCAACTGGCATGGCCAGCAAGCCAGTACACACTGGTGCAAGCGAAGGTGGACGTCATGACACCGCTGCTTACAGCAACAACACAAAAGAATTGATTGGCAAAGTGGGTAACACACCTGCTCAGTCAACCCAAGGTCTTAAGCCTGCTACCAAGCCACATTTGGGCCAAGCATCAGGCGTGAACACAAAGAGCCCACTACCAAGCGGTCGTAAGGGTTAATTAAATGTCATCTAGATACCTAAGAGAAGATCTCACTTTTAGCCAAGCCAATATCCAAGTTTTGGAAGAAGCTGATGTTGGCGGCAAAAAGCACCTCTATCTCAAAGGCATTTGCATTGAAGGCGACAAAAAGAATGCAAATGAGCGTATCTATCCTCGACACGAAATTATCAAGGCAGTAGAAACCATCAACGAACAGATCCGTGACGGTAACTCCGTTTTAGGTGAAGTGGACCATCCAGATGATCTTAAGATTAATTTAGATCGTGTGTGTCACACAGTTGAAGGCATGTGGATGGACGGACATGCTGGTTGCGGCAAGTTGAAAATTCTGCCAACCCCAATGGGTGAATTGATAAAGACTCTGTTGACATCAGGCGTGAAGCTGGGTGTTAGCAGTCGTGGATCAGGTAATGTTGATGACAGAACAGGACATGTAAGTGACTTTGAAATCGTCACTATAGATGTGGTTGCCCAACCCAGTGCTCCTAATGCGTATCCTACAGCAATCTATGAAGGTCTCATGAATATGAGAAACGGTCATAAGATCTTAGAGATGGCTAGAGAGTCTGGTCAGGACGACAAAGTGAAGAAGTATCTCGCAGGTGAGGTTAAACGCCTTATCCGAGAACTCAAAATCTAAGGAGAACCAGGCATGTTTGATGCTATTAAACCATTGCTTGACAGCGGCTTAATCAACGAAGATGTTAGTAAAGAACTCAACGAAGCTTGGGAATCTAAACTGACAGAAGCTCGTGAGATTGTACGTGCAGAACTTCGCGAGGAGTTTGCACAACGCTACGAGCATGACAAAACAGTGATGGTAGAAGCCCTAGATAAGATGGTAACAGAAGGTCTCGCAGGAGAATTAGCCAGCATTGCTACTGAAAAGCAAGCCTTGGCTGAAGACCGTGTGAAGTTTCAACACAAGATGAAAGAGTCAGCCACTAAGTTTAACAGCTTCTTGGTTACTAAACTTGCTGAAGAAATTTCTGAACTGCGTAAAGACCGTAAGATGCACACAGAAGGAGTTGCAAAACTTGAGAACTTCGTGGTGCATGCATTGGCAAAAGAAATTCAAGAATTTGCTGCTGACAAACGTGACTTGGTGGAAACCAAAGTGCGTTTAGTTAGTGAAGCACGTAACAAACTTGAAACTTTGAAAGCACGATTCGTTAAAGAAAGTGCCAACAAAATGAGCCAGGCTGTTAGCAAACATCTTAAGGCTGAATTAAACCAGTTGCAAGAAGACATCAAAGTTGCTCGCGAGAACAATTTTGGTCGTCGTATCTTTGAAGCATATGCTACCGAATTTGGTGCTACTCACTTGAATGAGAAAGCTGAAGTTCGTAAGTTGCATAACACAATTGCGCACAAAGACAAGAAATTGTCCGAGGCAATTAAACTCACCATGAAAGCAAAAGTCCTGGTTGAGAATAAAGAGCGCGAACTGCGTATGATTAAAGAATCCAATGAGCATGACAGCACAATGGATGAATTGCTACGTCCCTTAAACAAGGAAAAGCAAGAAGTCATGCGTAATTTGCTTGAAAGCGTCCAAACTAACCGTTTGAAAAACGCTTTTGAAAAGTATCTACCAGCAGTGTTGGAAGACCGATCCGTGAAAGCCCACAAAGTGATCACAGAAAACGTCACCGCAGTTACTGGTGATAAAAATGTTTCGAACCAGCAGAACGCCCAAGAAGATCGCAGCAATGTAATTGACTTGAAGCGCCTGGCAGGGCTTTAAAATTTTTTAGGAGACTTAAATGTCACAAGATCTATTAGAAAGTCGTTGGGATGAGACCAAAGAGGCCCTGTTAGAAGGCCTCCAAGGCACCAAACGCAATAGCATGAAAGTTATTCTTGAGAATACTCGTCGCTATTTGAAAGAGAATGCTTCTTCTGGAAGTACTGTTTCTGGCAACATCGCCACACTTAACCGTGTGATTTTGCCAGTGATTCGTCGTGTTATGCCTACCGTTATTGCTAACGAGTTGGTTGGCGTTCAGCCCATGACTGGCCCAGTTGGCCAAATTCACACCTTGCGTGTGCGTTACGCCAACAGCTTGACTGACAACTCAGCAGCCGCTACAAGCGTTACCGCTGGTCAAGAAGCATTGAGCCCATTCACAATTGCTACTGCTTACTCTACTGTGCCTTCAGGTACATCCACAGCTAGTACCTACACCGGCGGCTCAACAGCCAGCATGGAAGGTACCGGCGGTAAGCAAATCAGCGTTCAAATCTTGAAACAAGCTGTTGAAGCCAAGACCCGCAAGCTGCAAGCTCGCTGGACTTTTGAATCTGCACAAGACGCACAAGCCATGCATGGTATTGACGTT